ATTGAGTGGCATAAAATCCATATTTTCCTCCATAATAAAAAAAACGTGTTATACATATAATATAACACGTTTGATAGGGTTTGTCAAGTAGATTTATTTATTTTTCTTCATGAGCTTTCTTTTTATCTTGAACTTCTCCGCGAACGTCCTTCAAGCTTTTTGATGCTTCCATCAAAGCTTTACGAGCACGAGGAGCAGCAGATTTATATCCATAGCTTCCGGCATCAACCTTATCTAGGTCTTCTAAAACTGCTTGAAGTTCTTTAATGATTCTTTCTACTTCTTCTCTCATAATTTACTCCTTAAAATATTTCACAGGAACCTCCGCCACAAGCAATTTCGCCTGATAGATCGGTTTGGTCATCTGCTTCATTAACTAGGTCTAAATTGACATTTTTTACCAATTGAAGCATTCTTTCGTATTCTTCTTTTGTGCAATCTTCGAAGGGGGCTTGAACGTAAGTTCCGCCATCGTAGGGTAATACAGACAACCCATTATAGTATTCTCTGTTCTCCCACATCCACTCTCCAACTGAATCCCACTCATCATCTTTGATAGATACTGTGGCAGATACGTTGTGACCATTGCTACCTTTCTTGTGACCAGCATGAACCCACTCATGAGAAACTTTTTTGATTCTCTCGAGCAAGTCATGAGCACTTTCGTGTCTAGTGATTGCTCCCTCTGGTGCTTTCTGAGGAATAGAGATGATGGCCGTATCGTGTGCTCGGAACTTGTCATCTTCAACCAACTCAGGAAGATTCTCCAACAAGTATTGATAGATGGCTTCATTCTTTCCTACGCGTAATCTACGAATATAGTAATCGTTGTGCCATGCATGAATACCGGATGAAGTTCCCAAAGTTAAAGAAGTTGTACCAGCAGGCTTTACGCAAGTTTGACGAGCAGCATGCTTAATACCAATTTGCATTGCAATTTTACGATTCATCTTGGACACTTCCAAAGCAGCTTCTGACATATCCAACTTTAATACTCCACCAGAAGCAATACCGGTCATAGAAACGCCAATAAGGGCATCTTTTTCCGTTGTGCGTTGCCAGACGGGTCTCAAGTAGTGGAAGTCAGTATAAGAGGCTTGAAGGGTACCTATGAAGCTTGCAGCGCGTGCTCTAGCATTAAGGTCTTCTTGGTCTTCAACATCAGACACATTGATTTCAACCAAGTTACAGAATTGGAAAGGTCGGAGACCAATCTCGCAACAAGGATTGCAGCCCCAGTCTTTATCGTTAGACAAATAAAATCCAGGTTCTCCGGAGCGAGATTCTTCTGTTCTCTTCCAAACATGCATAAATGTCTCTTTGTCAATCTTATGACGCATTAAGACTACAGAGTTGTTTGCTCTTCCTCTTTGCGGGTTGAGTTCCCACCATGCTCCTGCTTTGGCTCCAAGCATTTCTTCATCATCAGCGGAGAAAAGAGAAATGAGAGCAGCCCTTCTAATACCACCAGCCAAAACAGCATCCGCAATATAGCAGACGATATCATGAACCTCAATGGGAGAGAGTTGTTCACCATCTTCTTTCGCATCCAATAAGCCCTCAATTTTAAAAAGACATTCCTTCAGTGGTTGTGGGCCGGGAGCCTTACCACCAGATGTAACTAGTCTCGCGCCTTTCGGACGGATACCAGAAAAGTCAAATCTTAATTTTGATGTTCCCTTAAAATAAGATTGAATCAATGCCTTTACAGAGTCGGCCCAGCCTTCAATAGAGTCTCCAATTAAGAAACGACGAGTTCTATTCAAGTTTGGCTTACGAATCTCAGGCAGTTTTTCAACATGGTGATGTTGTACTGAATAGCCTACTCCAGTTCCTCCGAGAAGCAGAAACATAATCTCCCCAAAGACTCTTACATCGTCAATTGGGGCGTAAGCACAGTTAAAAATACGGTTTGGAGAAACTTCAATAGGCTTGCCTCCAAATTGCATAGAACGCATTGATGGCAATACCTTCTTTTCATATACATACATGTATGTTTCACGAATCTCTTGTTCGAGATGTGGAAATTTTTTAATATGCATATCCATGTTACGAGTTACCAGTTCGTCCCAGTTCTCTCGACGTTGATGATCGTCAAGATACTTTGCATATTTCATGTGGACTGTTACGTCCGATAGAATTTTGTTCTCCAAATTCATTTGTTTACTCCTGTTTTTGTATTTTTGTTTTTCTTCTTCCGAATAAATGCTAGATATATCCATTTCTTCTCCTATTTTGCTTTCAACTGCTGGGCATACTTCTCTTTGAGCGCAGAAAGGGCATCACCAGTGGTTTGCATCTTCTCTGCTGACTCGTCTCTATCCAAAAGCTTGATAGTTACATCAGACCAGTCTACAAAGGCATCAAAGACAAGACCATCAGGCCCATTACGGTTCTTTGCAATAAATAAACGACCTTTGTTTGCTTGTTTATCTTGTACTGTTCTCGACAAAGAGAAGATAAAGTCTGCTACGAAGCATTTGTTGAATGCTTCTGAGATTGCTTCCATCGTGATGACTTCTGCGTTGAGTCCGCCCCTGTTCGTTTGGGAAGCGGTCCAAATGGGAAACTCATAGGTTTGAGCAAGTCCTCGAAGGCCTTCGTAAGTTTCTTCCAATTCATGTCTTTTTTCTCCTGTACTTCGTGATGGGCGCAATAAGTCTGCATAGTCAACTAAGACCATGTCCGGCTCAATACCTCTCTTTCTCAGTTTCTCAATGTGATTCTTGAGAGTATTGACAGAGGCAGACTTGGTTGGATATTCTTTGATGATAAGGGTTCCTTCTAAGTCTTTTACTCTATCAATAATTTCTTTTTTTCTTTCTCGATGATCTTGCAATGGAACATATGCGATACAACAATCAAAGCGTTGACCAACAACGGTATCTTTTAACTCTAATGTATAATATACCACTGTTTTTCCTTTTAACAAGGCTTGAGTTGCCAAGTGAACAAGAACCATTGACTTTCCAGCTCCGGTAGGAGCAACAACAACACCAAGCTCAGAACTACCAAGACCGCCTTTGCAAATCTCATCCATTCGTGGCCAACCAGTTGAAATAGGGTTTCTAGCAATAAGTTCGAAACGTTTCAATAAGTCTTTACGAAAGTCATGTCCAAAGTTGTTATCGGTTCCAAGAACTAGAGCATCCTTAATAACCTTTTCAATTTCTTCAAAAGAAGATGATTTTAGCAAACCTGCTGATTTAATCATCGCACCTTTTAGCACCTGCTTTCTGCAGAAGTCGATAGCTTTATCTTTTATGTACTCTGCTTCATCAACACCATCGGATGAATGAATACGAGCATAAAACTCACGAACAGCTGTGGCTGTGGCTTTATCATGATTGTTCAACTCTGTTCTCAAGAGAGTCATCATCATTTCAGAATTTGGATGAGTATTATACTTGTTACGATAGTTAATCAGGGTTTGTGCTAGAACTTGAATATATTTCTTCTCGAAGAAGTTGATGTCCAGTACCTCAGTTATTTGATCATAGAAAGGTCTATCCTCGATCATAAGTTGCACTAATTTTTCTTGGAAACTTTTCCCAAATCTTGTAAATGTTTCATTTGTTGTTAAGTCGTTCATGTGTCCTCCATTTTTTTGGTATAGGTAAATATAACCTATATTGGTCAACTTGTCAAGTTTTTTAATAAACTTTTTGTTGTTTTTAAAACCAGCCGCAGTCTTTTGCGCCTCGTTCGGCCTTCTTTATAACATTGTCTAGGCTCTTGTCAGAAAAGGTTTTAGCAAGGCCTAAAACATGACCTTGCCACAAACCATTTGCTTTGAAAATATGGATAACAAGTTTGTCGCCTAAAAAAATTTTGTGTTCATTCATTAACGATTCGAGTCTCCATTCTGCTTTCATTTAATCTCTCCTTATTCCTCTAAAAACTTGTTGTAGGTCATTAAAATTAAGTTGACCTGCATCATCTTCAAACAACATTTGTGTGAATTTTATCTTATCAAAACAGGGTTCAAAGTCATTTAAGGCTTTGTCTATCATTGTCCTATTGAGTGGTCTGATATTAGGGTAATATAGCTGCATTATTTTATAGTTATCTTTCAGGAGTGTTTCGTTGTTCTCGATACTCTCGTGTAGTTTTAACTTCTTGCCTTGCATAGCACAAGTCCGAATAATATCTGCCACTTCATAGACGTCTTCTCTAATTAGAAAAGGAAATCTTTTTGCAATAGTTTTTAGACCAGCACCTTTAATTCCAGGCAAATTGTCACTAGGGTCTCCAGCAATTGCTCGAGCCAATGCGAAGTTCTTTGGGTGGATTTTAAATTCTTCCAAAACAGAGCTTTGAGTGACGATAGTTTTTTGAATAGGTCGATATATTTGAACACTCTCATTGCAAAGCTGAAAGAAGTCCTTATCAGAGGAAATGATTGTCTTTTTCCATCCTTCATAATACTTGCTTTGCACAACATGGGCAATAATATCGTCTGCTTCTGTATAGTCTGCAATTAATTGAATCACAGGCATTTGGTTTAGGTATTCCATCAACCTTACCTGTTGGTAGCCTTTATTGGCCTCTTCTTTCTCTGGTGGGAGTTCAACCATTCTTCGATTGAATCTAACAGGTTTTCTTCCACCTTTGTAGTCTTTGTTCATAGAACGCTTTCGTTGAGAGCCTTCATGGCCATCCCAGGCCACTATTATCTCGTCAGCGCTAAAGTCCCTAGCCACCTTTTGTAAGCTCTTTAAAAAGCCAATAGTGCCTCCTATGGGCATACCTTTTTTATCTAAATGAGGAGAGATAACATAGCTCCTCAAAAACATATTTAAAGCATCAATAATAATAACATTTTTCATTTGTCCTCCGTTGAAATTTCTTTTGCGGCTATCCTGCATTGTTCGATAGCCTCTTCTCTAATGTAGCCGGTGTATGGTTTTGGCGAGTCTACTTTTATTGCATGCAAGCACTTATAAAAATGCTCAGCGTATAAATCTTTGTCATAGCTACTACAGGCAGCTATCAATAATATAAACAGCATCATTTCCTCCTTTGTATTTAATATAACATGTCAAGAAGGGATTGTCAAGTAAAAATAATAAAAAACCCCAAGATGTAAGTCTTGGGGCTTAGCGAGTTCTTTCAAGATTTAAC